ATTTACTCAATACCTTTACCGGGACGCCGTGGCGTTGACAAACGCCGATTGCTTGACGGGTCAACCTTTGCGTTTCCGGCAATAACGGGTCGGTCGTGAATGAAAAGAACAACCCCGTTTGTTTCAATTCGTCCTTATGCTTCAACAACTCATTCGTAAATATATCCAATGCGTATGGATATTCTCGTAATGCCTTTTTCAATTCCGGGGTATTGCCGCCCAACACTTTGCGCAAATAACAATACGTGCATCCATTGGTACAACCAACGTAAAAGTTGGCGGCGTTCTCGGCATATTCCCCGGCTTTTCCCTTTGGGCTGTAAATAACCCGTCCGTTTATCGTTCCCATACTCAAACAGATTAAAACGGTAAATCGTCGGTTCCGTCGGGGGCGGGTGCATCCGGTACGGGCGGCGGGGCTTGCGTTCCGGCTCCGGTTCCTTTGGGCGTCAACATTTCCATATCGGTTGCGACAATCTCGGTAATATACCGTTTCACGCCTTGCGCATCGTCATAACTCCGGGTTCTTAATTCCCCCTCAATATAGAGTTTATCGCCCTTTTTAACGTACTGATTGGCGACCTTTGCCAACCCGTTTTGCAATACAATGTTGTGCCACTCGGTACGCTCCGGGATTTGTCGCCCGTCCTTTGTGGTATAACCCCGTTTTGTAGTCGCCAACGAAAAGGTCGCAACGCAACCGCCGTTGTCGAACTCCTTAAAATCCGGGGCTTTCCCGGTATGTCCTAATAAAGTAACTTTGTTTACACTCATAACTATTTGAATTTAACACCATCCAACAAATACAATTTCTTATTATCAGACCAACCCGCCGCCATGTTTAAGGCTTTCCGGTCGTCGTCATGCACAAACTCGCAATACCACGAATTGCCGCCAACGTTCGCTTTTTCTTTTAGTCGTACCAATTTACCGACAATGTACCGGGCAAACTTGGCGTATGCGCTTGTTTCCGATATATGGATAATACGACGTTCGGCGTTTATTTTTGGCAATTCTTCGATTTGCGGGCGTTTTTCCTCGGCGGGGTATCTTTGTACTCTCTGAAAGTCTTTTTTGATTGACGACCGGGAAATTGCCCCGTAATCGGGTTGCCTCTTTTTGGTTCTCATACTTCTTTGTAATTTGGGTTTAATTGTCCCGTTTTAGACAATGCAACCCGTTTTCGAGTTATTGGATTATTGGAATTTTGTTTGCGGGTACTCCAACGTAAATTAGTTGCATCGTTATTGGCTCGGTTCCCGTCGATATGGTCTATTTCCGGCAAATTATCCGGGTTCGGAATGAAAGCCGCCGCAACTAATCTATGTAATCGAAACGTTTTGCGTTTTTGATTAATACAGAGTACAACGCCCTTATATCCCTCTTTATCCGTATGCGGTTTCAATATTCGCCCTTTTATTTTGTGGCAATTCTGTAACCGTCCATTTACAACCATATCTTTAGAACGAACCCGCCCGTAATTGCTAACCTCGTAACGTTGGTTATAATCGTCTATCTCTTTCCAAACTTCCATACTCATTTTTAATTAACTCTATTATTTTCACATTTCCGGGATAAATACGCATTTTGGTTTTATTACCGTTTTCCCATTCGCTATGGTGTTCAAAGCAAAGTATATTTATATTCCTTGCATCATGCGCCGCCTCCGGGAATGCGCCACGGGTCAATATATGCGAACAATAAACGGCGGAATAATTCCGTAACGGCTTTAAACATTCCTCACATCGGTGCGGCTTATGCTCCCAAACCCAACGGAAAAAGCGTTCATTTGCCGCCATGATATTTGCGCCCCGTCCCGTAATACAATGCCCGAACAATTCCCGTTGTATCTCAACCCTCAAACGAATATCCATTGTAAAATGCTTTATATCAATCAGGGGATTATACCCCCGATTGATACAATATTGGTATTCGTCCCGGTCTGTCAACAAATACGGTTCCATACTCTTACATTTCCGCCGTTTCGTCGTTCGGTTCTGGGTCGTCCGCCGGGTCGTTAATATCCGGGAACAATCCGTTGTCCTCTATTTTTTCGGCATTCAATCCGGATGCGGGTTCGCCATCAGCCCCGAACAACTCCAATTGCGCCTTTTTACCCTTGAAAAGAAAGGCGTAAACCTCGGTTTCAATGTCGGCGGCAATTTCTTCTAATTCTTCCTCAAACCCGAACGTTTCAGTATTGAATTTAAGGCGGGGCGAATTGATTGCGATTTTTTGATTGTTCGACACGGTAAACAATCCGGTTAAAACAACCCCTACGTTATCGTCTTGACCGGAAAAGGACACGCCCCGAACCTCTATGTTTTTCAACATTTCGTCGGCAAAATCCCGTGATAACTCGCTTTGCTTTTTAGTCGCCTTAAAATCGGACGTTTCAACCATTGAAAGAAAGGACGTAATATTAAAAATCCGTCCCATGATTGGGCGCAAACGGTCGAAACAATCCCGCAAATCCGGGTGTATGTCCTTTGCACTTTCGACGTGGTATTTGTTCGTGTAACTCTCATTACCTATTGTTTCGGTAACTTCATAATGTACGTCTAACCCGCCGTCCTTTAATGTCTTGACTTTCGACAATACAAACGCCTTTTCGCTTGGTATCAACATAACGTTTGCGGCTTTTTTCCCTTCGTTCATATTATAATATTATTTGTCGCCGGGAACCCGCCCGGCACGGTTTTAATCAAAATTCGTTTTCGTCCAACAATTCCCGTGTCTTACTATTCGACGGAACCGCCGGGCATTCCGGTTCCGGGATTGGTTCCGGGGCGGGTTCCCCGGTTCCGATTGGTTCCGTTACCGGGTTGGGGTCGTGGAACTCAATATTGCGCCCGCCTTTGGGCTTTTCCGGCTCAAATTGGGCTTTGAGTTGTTCCGCCGGGTATTCCTTTTGCGCTAACTCAATAATCCCCAAATTAACCAATTCCGGGACGCAACGGCGCAACGCCCTTATGTCCTCTAATGCGTCATGCGCCGGGAATGTTTCGCCGGGGAATAACTTACTATATAATTCCTCTAATTTGGGATATTTTCCCGGTCGCCCGTTTGAATACAATGCGCCGACAAACTTAATTGTTTTCATCATTGTATCAATGCGTTTACCCTTATGTAATGCGTCCTCAACATGTGCGTCGTAATATTCCCGTCCACAATAGCGCAAAACGTTTGCTTTTAACATTGAACTATCAAAGTAAATGTTGTGCGCACATACAAGCGGGGCGGCGTTGGCATCCGCTAAAAATTCGTCCACAACCTCGGCAAACGGCACGCCCTCGGCAATTGCCCGTTCGGTTGTTATACCATGAATTGCGGTTGTTTCCGGGGGTATCTCGTAATTATCGGGTTTGATAATATAACTTTTTTCCTTATCGCCCAACGACCACGCCAATTGGACGACGTGCGGGAATTGCTCAAAATCCGCATCCCATTTCAAACCCTTTGCCGGAACCCCGGTTGTTTCACAATCAAAGAAACAAACATCTTTCAAATCAAATTTTTGCATAACCTTAAATATTAAATCATTAATTACTGTTTTCGCTCTCATTGCGGTATTTATCCCGCTTTTTCTCCAACTCCAAAACGTCCCGGTTTTCGTCTATATACTTTTGGACGTCCCGGTTACAAAACGGTTTTCCATCCAACCAAAGCAAATGCCAATACGGTACATTTTCCATCGGTTGCCCCTTAAATTTACCTTGCGGCATCGGGGTTTTATCTGTTAATTCCATTATCAAAATTTAATTGTTCGCCCTCTGAATATCGGGGCAATTGTTCAACATAATTTGCTTTTGTTCTCCAAACCATCCGGCAACGCAAACAAGTTATTGCGCTGTAATCGCTTCGTTGATACCGCCAACCATTAAACGCCGAATGATTGCATTTGTATTGCAATATGCGCCATTTACGTTGGTTGGCGGGTTTCTTTCTTTCGATACATTTGCAAGCGGGCATATTATAGGGTTTTAGGGTCGTCAATAAATGTATTGTATTCCTCGGCGGCTATCTGTTTGAGCGTTTCGATATGTTCGATTAACTCGGCGTTCGACAAATCCGCCACGGTGCGCAAATCGTGGGAATATACCCCCGTTTCCTCGTTGACCCGTTCAACGTACATAATAGGGGAAAATTCCCTCAAACGTCGTTCGGTTTGTTCCTCTGTAAGACGTTCGCCCGCCTCCCAAATTGCGTGCTTAAACGTCGGTACAACATAGTTGAAATAATACCCTTTCAAAGCCTCGGACGAACCGGGGGACGCTACAATAAACCGGGCAATAATGCGGGAACCTTTCCAACCCTTGAAAAACTCGTTTAATTCCCCCATGTACATTGCCAACCCGCCGTTATTGTTTATTGTCCCCGTTGCTGTTATTTCTCGCTTTTTCATCGGCTATTAATTTTTTCATTGTCTTATTAAACGCTGTCATTCCGATTGTATGGATAACGTCCCGTTCCGCCCGTGATAACTTCGTTTCCCGCTTATCCAATACTTTTGCAAATGCAACAACAAATTCGCCCGGCTCCAACAATCCGGCATTGTGCAACCCGTCGATTGGGTGCGCTTTCAAACGCTCGGTTGCTTTCAATGCTTTGCGGGCTTTTTCCCGACTTTCCCATATTTCCCGAACCTCGGCGGCGGCGTTGTCATAAAACAACCGCATTTTCAGAACGTCGGCAATTGACAAATCAGCCACGGCGGTTGGTTGCTCTTTTTCCGGCTCCGGTTCCTTCGTAACGGGTGCAACCTTACCGTTATTCACTCCATAACCGAACAACGCAAAATCCCCCTTTGTTGGGTCGTCCGGGAATATCTCGGCGAAACGGTCGGTTATCTCAATGGCTGTTTGCAAATCCGGCGTCCGGCGTTTTACAAGCCCCAACCGCAATGCCTGTTTATGCACGTGGGTATCTAATGGAATAATCAAATTATGGGGGTCGCAAATCGTCCACAATCCAAAGTCAACCGGGGAACCGTGGCGACACATCCAACGTAAAAACATACATAAGCGTTTGCAACCGCTTTTCGTTTCCATATCCGGCACGCCCTTAACATCGCCGAAAAGACGTTGCAATTGCTCCAACGGACGCCCGCCCGGTTGCGCTTGCAATGCCTTTTCCATATTCTCAAACTTACTATATACGTCGAATAAGCGGGCGCAAAGGTCGTGAAAATCGGCGTATGTAAACGTTCTATAAAAATTCTCTTTACTGCCTTTGTATTGCTTCCATTCCGGGGCGGCTCCGGCTCCCTGCGTGTCGGTTCCGACAATATAATGATACGGCGCACCCTTGAAAATTTCCCGGTCGATAAAATCCGCCTTTTGGATTATCTGTTTGCGGGAACCCCACGCAATCCACGCCGTAACAAATGCGCTAATCTCAATATTTACCCGGCTATCGTAACGGTGCGGGATTTGCACCGGGTCGGATTGGATAAACTCGGAGGTTTCGTATTGTTCCGCCCAACGTTTCAAATTATCGTTCAATGTATATGCCATTGTTTTAGATTTTAAGGGGACGGAAAGCCCGCCCCGGTTATTATTCGTTTTCCGTGTATTCCTCAACAACTAAATCAGTTTGTCCCCGCTTTACTTCCTCTATAAAGCCCTGAAAACCGTTTGCCCTTGCAATGTCTATAATCGCCTGTAAACGCTTTTCGCCCAAACTTTCGCCCCTTGCAATGCGGAACACCTTAACCGTCGGATTGCTTGCAATAATCAATTTGGCGGCAACCTCCATAATTTGACTATCTGAAACTTTCCCGGCGACGAACGGCACGCCGTTTAATTCTAATCCGTCGTCCGTGAACGAAAGCCCGGCAATAGGTAATTCGGACGTTGCAATAAGGGTTTCCCGTTCCTTTGCCAATGCGCCTAATTTGTCCTCAAACGTGCGGGCGGTTTTCTCGGCGGCTTCCTTTTGTTTCTTTTTTTCCATGTAATCCACAACCAACGCATTGATACGGTTGTGTTCCTCGGCTTTTTTGAGTTGTTCCGCCGTGTCTAATTGTTCCGGGTTATTGGCTTCGTATTCCTCTAACCATTTGTCGGCATTCGCTTTACGTTTCACAAACTCCGATTTGTCATTTACGATAACTTGCAACGTTTCCTTATAATCGTTTTCAATGGCTTTTTTGTTGGCTTTCGCATCTTCTTTGGCTTTTTCCAACCGGGCGTTTGCCTCGGCAATTATCCGGGCAACTTCTTTTTCCTCGGCGGCTAATTTGTCGTCGATTGCCTTAATATTACTTTTTCGGGTTTCTTCCGCCTCTTTAATTCGTCCGGGGATTGCCTCCAATTGTTCAATCCTTTGTTGCCGGGCTTGGCGTACCGTTTTCGCTTTCTCAATCAACCGGGCATTTTCGTTTTGCTCTTCCATCAACGCCGTAATATCCTTTTTCTCGGCATACGTTTTGACGTCGCCGGGTTTCAATTGCTTTTCAGCGTTTGCGCAAATGGTTGTGTACGTCTTAACCTCGGCGTTGGCGTCCTTTCGTTTGTCCTTAACGGTCGTAACCTCGGCGTCAATTTCTGCAATTCGGGTGCGCACCTTTTCCGGCAACAAAGCCTTTACAACCTCAATTTGTTTGCGGCGTCCCTCGGCGGTTTCACTCCAACGGGAAAACTCCACGGCGTCAAAATCTTGGTAGCCGAAAATCTTTTGCAACATAGAAATGTTATCCGAACGCATCCCGGTTGTTTGGGATTTAATGGATAACGTCCCACGGGGGTTGGCTTTGGTAAACTTTAATTCGACCTCGTAATTTTCGCCGTCGTTACCTACAACCATTTTTGCAAACCCTTTGTCCTCTCCATTTTTCAACACGGCGTCCCGGTTCCCGGTCAACATTGCGCCGATTGCTTTTAAAAGGGTTGATTTGCCTAACTCATTGTCCCCGGTAATGAAATATACATTACCCTCAAAATCTGCGTTGAACTCTTTGATAACTTGAAAATTCAACAATTCCAATTTCTTAATATACATCGCTCTTTAAATTTATTTATTTCCCGGAAATCGCCGGGTCGTTATGTTCCCATTTATAACCGTTGTATGTTTTTCTTTTCCCGTTACATACCTGTAATATTACATACTTTTGCCAAGGAAAAACACACGCATCTAAAATATTATCAAAACATACAATATTACCTAATTTATCAATACGTTTAACGGGATATAATTTTGATACACGTTTAACGTTCTCAAATTTTAGGTTCTCGCCAATAGTACACCAACGTAAATTATTAACATGATTATTTAATTTATTCCCGTCGATATGGTCAACACATGGTTTATTGTCCGGGTTGGGAATGAACGCCAAAGCAACCAATCTATGAACCCGCATAACTTTTAAACCATTGATTTTTAATTTTACAGTCATATAGCCACCGTTCAAATAAGGCTTTATTTCCTTATCATTTTGCGTTATATTGCCATTTTCAGCAACGTAACAATCATATTCTATTAAGTATTTACCTTTTTTCATGCCGCAAATATATGTAAAATAATGGATATACCAAAACTTTTATCTTTTATTTTCGGCTATTTTTTTATTTTCCGCAATAATCGCCCCAAAACAACGCATTTACCCACGTCGCCAAACTCAACTAACATATTACCGTTGCGCCCTCTTATACATTTACCATCGGAACGACGAACCGCCCGGCACGGCATACGTCGCAATTCCGGGCGGGTCAATCGGTCGCCTAAATAGATATAATCCATTTCGTCCATATCAAAACAATTTCATTTGTGTATCGGTCAATACAGCAACGACCGCATCAACTTTGCGTTCCCAACTTTCCAACGTTGCCAATTTCTCCGGGGTTGGGTTCCGTTGGCAACGTCGTTGGTTGTGCCGCATCTGTTTTACCATTTCCGCCAAATCTTTTGCCGTTATTTTTTCGGGATTTTCGATTTGCGGGGCTTTTGTTTCGTCTGCCATACAAGTAACCATTTGAATAATTAAACGCCCCTACGGGCTTAAAATAAACGGTTGTGCATTTGTTGGGGCAAATTTTCCAAAACCCAACGGGGGTTATTCTGTAAAATGAACCGTCCAAAGTGCATTATTAACGTTGCGTCCGCATTCCATAACGCCGGGATAATCTCCGGGTATAATTTCCCGGCAATATCCCGGAACCGTCGTTTGCGGTCTGCCTTTTCCTCCTTTTTCCCTTTTACCTTAATACGCAATTTAAGGTCGTTTTGCCACTTCATCGCATTAACCAAAACAAACGGTATTTCGGCGACGGTTATAATAGCTTTCAAATGCTCAAAGTTTTGCAACATCTTTTGTATGCGGTACAATTTACCCATGTTTGCCCCGGTATCGCCAACCGTTACGTCATCCGGGCGAACACTCAATTTTTCCAAAAAGATAATCGGTGTACAAATCTCTTTGTAATAGTTCAGAAAATCCCGTATCTCGTTAATGTCTTTAGGCATCTTAATTGCCGTTGCGTTGTGGTTGGGTCGCCAAACCACAATACCCCCGGCGGCTCCGGGGTCAATCCCAATAATACAATCTATTTTCATTTTTCAAATTTCAAATAATGGTAAATATAAATTTCGTCCTTAATCATCCGGTCGAAAGTCCGTTTAATCTCTTTACGCCGGGCAACCTCAAAGGCTGTATAATCAATTTCCGGGCTTTGGGTTCCTTGTTTACGAACGTGATAAACCGTAAATTCATTAACGAACCCACGGGCGGCACGTGCCAAAAATCGGTTATACGCTTCTTTCCGGTCGTCCTCGGTTTCTTTCACTTCATCCGCTAACCCAACGCCCAACAACCAATTATAAACAAACATTTCGTCGGTTAATCCAAACACTAAACGCCCGGTATATTTATAGCGCATAAAACACATTAAACAAGTCATAACCGATTGATTGCGATAATACCGGATTTGCTCCGGGCTTAACTCCTTTTTCGGTTCCGGCAACGCTGTATATGCTTTGCCGATAACTTGGTTTTGTTTCCGGCAATATGCGTTCAATACCTTTGCGAAATAATCGGCGTTGAATTGTTGGTAATGTTTCCGTTCGGCGTTGCCGTCCCTATCCTTTGGCAAATAGTCGTCTAATTCCCCGGTAATCAGCAATTCAAACGCTAATTTAACCTCGGATAATGTTAATTGCGAATAATAGCGTTTGAGCAAATCCAACAACCGGGTACAAATATACGTCCAATCGTCCCGGTTTTCCGTGGGAATGATAAACCCCACGTCCATTGCGATAAACCGGAACATTTGCCCGGTTTTGGCAATCAACGTTTCGTCGTCAATCTCGGCAATCTGTTTTTTTGTGGACGCCACGAAAATATACTTTTCAACCGGGGTTAATGCTTTGGCAACCTCCGGTAACTCAACCATCGCCCGGCGAACGTCAATTGCTTTTGCCGTTCCGCTATAAAGCAAAACGGCGGCGGATTGTCGTTTTTCGGGCAACGTTTGTGGCAATCTGTTTGTCTTTTCGGGTAATGCTTCCATGTTAATAATCATCTTTCAAATACTCAATAGCCCCGGCAACGTTCAATCTTTGCGTTGGGGCTTTGTATTCGGGTTTCAAATGCAACTTTTTCTTTTCGACGTCCCCCCGTATGAAATTGCGGACGGTCGCCAACCAACCGTTTTTAGTTCGCTTCATATTCTTTTGGTCGCTCCAATCGCTAACCGAATGAAAGTAATAAACCAAATCGACCTTTTCAAATTCCGGGGTCGCAAACTTACTTTCAAACTCGGAATAATCCACGCCAACGCCGTTTTCAAATTTAACCATTTTGTAAACGTCGGAATTGCGGAATAACGTTTTTTTCTCCTTTGGTTCCTCAACCTTTGGTTCGTCGGGGAACAAAGACGCAAAAGCATTTTGCGGCGTATTACTTGGATTAGTATTTAGTGTATTTGAGTCTTTAGTAAGATTAGTATTTATTAATGTCGGCTTTCCCGTATCGGGTTTTTCCGTTTCGGGATTTACCGCAACCGGATTTTCCGTTTGTGGCGCATCCATAAACGGGTTTTCCGTTTGTGGTTCAAACTCTTTAATATCGCTAACCTCGTAATCACACCCGACGAACGTTCCGCCGTCGCCACGAACTTTGCAACGTTGGCAATATCCGTTCGTTATCAATTCACGTAATCCGGCGGCGGTTGCGTCCCGTCCGTCCTTTGACCTATTTTTTAAATCGGACAAATTCAATTGCCAATCCGGGGGTAAACTCATAATATACGTTATCAATCCCTTTGCTTTCCAACTCAAATTTACGTCCTGTAAATATTCGTTGCGGACGGTCGTAAAATTACCCGTCCTTTTGGTTCGTCTGATAGTATCCGCCATTATTCGCCGCCCTCCAATTTTTTAACGGGTTCCCATGCTTTACGTACTTTCAAAACATTGTCGGCACTCTCATTGGGAACCAACGACACGACGGGAAAACGGGAACGGTCGCCCGGTTTTTGCGTCGTGGCAAATTGTACATTCAAATCAAAGATAATGCCTTTGCAAAATCCCCGTTCCGCTAACATACCGTCGAACGTTTCCCGAATTTGCGGGATTGTGGACGCCGTACCCTTTGTTGCGAATTGCCAAACCCCGGCAACCCCACGAACCAAAGGAACAATAAAGTTTAGCGTTAATGTTACCTCCCAACCGTCGCAATCCGGTTGGCGGCTCTTTTTATTCGGGTAACGCTTGGTTATCGACTGCATTAAGTTTGGGTATTTCTCCGTTGTCAATGTTTCGTATTTCTTTCCGTCCCATACTTGGAACGTATCGCCATCGCCCGCCGCAATCAATCGCCCGTCGTCGTCCCGGTATTCGTAACGCTCGTTACATACTTTTGCCGGGTCGTCGTCCGGGAAAACAATTTGTATTGTTTGCGGCTTTTCGCCGTATGCCTGTGTAAATAACCCGGCATACTTTCCCGTTGGTATGAAGTAATCAACACTTTGCGGATAACCGTTTGCGTTTTTCATACCGATTTTTATTTGACCGACACGGGGCAATATCAAACGGGATTGTTGCGCCTCCGGTCGCTTTATTCTGCCTTTCATAACTCTTTATAAAATATTACTGCAATAAACCATTCTTGTGCAAAACAATTTTGTTCAACTGCTTTTATATCCATTTGGATAACCTCAATATCCGTTCTATTAACGAATTGTTCCAATTCGGACGAACGCATAATTATTTTAATCTTTTTCATATCTCAAATTTCGGGGTCGTCGTTCAACATCTTTTTCCTACTCTCATTTTTGGGCTTTTTAGGCTCGTTTGCGGGCTTTACTTTCTTTTCCGTGGTATCACCCCGCTTTGCGGTCGTTTTGCCCGTGGCGGCTTTCTTTTCCGGCTCCTTTGCCTTTTTGGACACACGTTTAACAATGGTTGTTTTCTTTGGCTCCTTTTCCGGTTCCGGTGCATCCGCCTTGACTTTCTCGGCGGCGTCCGTATTTTCGTCCGGGGTCGGCTCCTTTGGGGCTTTAGTTTTAATCAATTCCGCCAACGATAAGGATATTACGTTTTGCGTTAAATCCGGGGCATTGTCTAACAATACCATACCATTAACCGACGTAAACGTATTATCTTTCTTTTCGTCCTCAATAGCCGCAATTTCCAATAGATACGGGATTTTCCGAATATTGGGGCTATCTGTTTGTTCTTTCAGATTGTACGACGGACGTTTGCGCCAATCTTTCGGGCTGAAATTGAAAATACGGGTAACGGGGAATTGCTCAAAATTGACGTTCCACATATCCCGGTACATCCCTAATTGTATTTCGCTTTCCTCGTAAAATCCTTTTCGTCCACTCTTAAAATCGACGATTGCGTTAATACGTTCGTCGCCGCCTATCTTTGCCAACATGGTACACGGGCAATCAATCATTCCGGCATACTTGTAATATGGATGCACTAAAGCAATTTCAACCGCCAACGGGCGCACGTCGTAATCTAATACGAATTGAGCAAACGCCAATACGTCCTTTTTCAAATCGTCGGCATAATATATAAAATCGTCCGGCAATCGGTAAACCTCAATATATTCTTTTAGTTTGCCTTTTAACCCGTCCAAATCATAAGCCCGGTTAATTAATAATTCCTCAAATGCGGCGTGCATAAACGTACCATACGCCGCCCGTTCGCCTTTGTATCGTTCCGCTTCCTCAATGCCTTTGTTGGCAATCCATTGTATTAAGTGCGGGGCTTTGGGTAACGTTTGGGACAATATCGTTGTAACCGACGGGAAAAACTCCGGGTTCCCGTTGTCGTCATATCGGTAATAATAGCGGTGTCCCTTACTATTCAATTGCCAAACCTTATACGGGGGTTCAATCAACGTTTTTTCATCAAAAAACATTGCCGTCATTTCCTCAACCGTCATGCCCGGCAATATCTCAAATATTCCGGTTGGTTGCTCAACCTCGACCGCTTCAAACGGTGGGATTATTTGTTGTTGTTCCTCGGTAATTTCCGGGAATTGGTCGGCGGGAACGGCTCCCAAACTTTCAACCGTCTTTTGTACCGGGTTTTCCGGTTTCTTTTTGTTCGCTCTCATTTTCTACTCTTTTTTAATTCTGAAAATCCATATAATACCATTGCGGCACACAGACCCGCAAACATCAATTGCCACGGGTTCCAAAATGCGCCAATCAGACAAACAACGCCCAACGTCCCAAATGTCGCAATAATCGCTTTCGCTTGGAACCTATCGGAAAACATAACGTCCGCCATGCGTTCAAACCATTGTAACCCGTTATTCTTCATAACCAAACAAATAATTAGGGGTACAATTACACATTTCGCAAATGATAACGACCCATTCCGGGCGTATCTGTTTAGTCGTTCCGTTACATAAGTTAGTCATATTAACTTGTTGTGCGCTTTCGGTGCGTCCCTCCCATAACCGGGCGGCAACCTCTTTTTTATAAACTTTAATTCCGGCGGTTTGCGCCCGTGCGATTGCCTCGTTTACTCTTAATTTCGTCATTTCTGCCATTTCTTTAGTCTTTTATTGTTAATAACTCGGTTCGTTGCTCTCTTTGTGTCCGCAATGCGTACACGTCATTTCCTCCCAAATTGCGGTATATTCCGGCGGGGTCAAATATCCGTCGCCTCCGGTCTGTTTATATTCGCCGTCGGTAACTTCCATTTCGCCGCCGCATTCCGGGCAATCGTCGTTACCCATTAAATCCAAATCCGGGACAATGAAATATACCCGTTTCAGATACACGCCCAACGCCTCGGAAATAGCCGCATAACAATTGGCGGTTTGTTCCTCGGTTACGTCCTCGTTTATTGCATCGAAAACGGAAACGCCCCAATTTTCCGGGGTGTCCTCAATAACTTTGTTTTTGAGTAATTCCGAAATGATAATTTCGGCAACTTGGTTGGCTGTTTTCCCGCTATCGGTCGCCAATTTTTTTAATAAATCGCTCTCTTTTATTCTCATATCTTTGCCGGGTACTCCCCCGGTGGGTTTTTGTTTCTGCAAATGTATAAATAATATTTGTATTACCAAAAATAAAACCTTTGAAAGTTTTATTTGTTCATGTTGGACGCTTGTAATACAGATAAAAAGCACTAATTTTGTTGCACCGCATAACCTAAAACATCGCTCTCGGTTACTGCGTACCAACCCCCGGCGTTACTTCATTGCGTCGGGGGTTATCTTTTTAATCATGTATTCCAAATTCACAATCCCCCCATTGGTCGAAATCCGCCCCGTCATAACTCAACGGGTAATGTTCCGGTTCCGGGCAATCCGCCCAAAATTTCCGGCGTGCATTATTTACGGCGACCCGTTCCGGGTTATATCCGGGTTTATTCTTTTCCCTCAATTGGGCGGCGCAACTCTTACAACAACAACGTCCCCAACCTCGGCGTAAATTCCGGGTATCGGCGTTGTATTCTTTGCCGCAATTGTCGCAATTCCTTTTTATCATTCCCATATATTAACCCTTTGTAAATCCCTTAAATGCTACATGGTAAACGTCGTATTGTTTCCCGGTAACATAGAACTCAATCATACGGTTGGCGTTTCCGACGTCGTTTATTGCAATAGTTGGGTACGGTTCCCCCGGCAATTGGTTATAATCGCTTTCAATATCCCGGAACCCCTCCGGGAAATCTGAACGGTCGGCGGAAAAATACCGGGTTAAACTCTCTTTTATTCGGTTCAACATTTCGTCGCCGTGCGGCTCAAAATGCGCTTTTATCTTATCTTGTTTTCTTAATGCAAATCGCATGGTTTCCAAATATTTTTTTGAAACGTCCACGACCTTTGCGCACGTTTCCGGGTTAAACATTCCTATATGCGTGTATTCCGTTGGTAATCCCAATTGCTCGGATAACCATTTGTAAGCCTCGGAACGCTTCATTAATTTACGCTTATATATTTCGTCAAAATATCGGTGCGCCTCAATCTTACATCGGCGCAACTCGGCGTTTGCTAATCGACCCTTTGCCCGGTCGGTTCCCGCATGAACGCCAACATAAGCCCGGCATTTAGGGCAATAGTAAATCATTCCGTAATCAATGCCGTAAACCTCAATACTATTTTTGTACTCGGTTGGAATATGGCAATACGGGCAAATCTTACCTTTCAACATTTCCCGTTGTTCCTCTGTTAATATCATTTTCGCCCTCCTTAATCACTTTACAATACTTATAATATTGGTCGTGTCGGCTCTCAACTCGGCACATCAACCCAATATCGTTGCCGTCTAACAATAGGTTCAACACATCGCCGGGATTGTGCCGGGTATAAAGCAAAAATAACCCGCCGTTTGCATTTTGGATTATCTTATACACATCTTGACTTAATCGGTAACGTTTCGTTTTGTTCATCGCTCTAAATGGTTATGCCGGGGGATTGCGCCCCCGGCTTGGTTATTACTGCAAATACGCAATTGCGTTTAATCTCTCTTTTTCCTTTGTCGCATATTCAACGTTTCGGGCAATCCATTGTTCGGCGGGGTTTTCGGCTATCCATTTACTCCGATAATCCGGCGTAAAGTATGCAACTTGTTTTTTATATGCCGCCTCCGGGTTTGCCAATATTGCCGCCGTATGGCTCAATCTTTTGCCGTGGTCGCCTTTCCCGATTAAATCCAAACGCCCGAAATAAAACGAACCGTCGGCGGTACACGCCACATAATCACGGGCGGACGTTCTTTTGGAAACAATCGCTTTACTTTCCGTATCAATAACTTGGTATTCAAATTTTTGTCCTTTGACTTTCTTAACTAAAATGTACTTTGCCATAATATTTGTTGTTGTGCCGGGGGCGAACCCCCGGCGGGTTATCGTTTATTTTTTAATCTCGTAAATACTCAATGAATTTTCGCATAATACTAAAGTTGGGAACTTGGTTTTATTCAAATAACAAAGGTTATCTAAATACACCCGGCTTGTATAAAACCATAATCCAAACTTTTTGCCGATAAAATGCAAATCGTTAACCCCGGTTTCCCGGTACTTTTCATCCATTAATTGTTGACTGTAAACGATACTTGAAAATTCAACCTTTCCGTCTAATTTGGTTGCAATCTCGGCAATGTCCGCCGCCTGTGTTCTTTTCTTTTCCATGATTGAAAATTTATATTGTTCCGGGGAAAACGCCCCGTCGTTATTTACTGATAATAGAAAGTGATTTTAACGCCTCGACGCAATTTGCAAACCTCTTTGTCGCCGTAACAATTGAAAGCACGTTTTAACAAGCGATTGACTAACTTAATGTCGCCGACAATCTTTATTAAACCGGACACGCCAACCAATACATTAACCTTTTTGCCGTTTACAATTCCGTTTACCTTGATTTTGAAATTGCGGTTAATCTCTTTTGTTGTGTAATCTAATCCGTTATAAATGCTTTGAGTATTCATATTGTTTCGCTCTCTATTTTCCGGGAAAACGCCCGGTCGTTCTTGTTTGATGATGCAAATATACAACCTTTATTTTAATTACCAAAGGTTTTATCTTTTATTTTCGTGTTTTCCTATAAAAAATTCCGTTTTTGGTTCCAAAAGAGTTATTTTCTTGGAATTTTCGATTTAAGCGACTTTTGCAAGCTGGACGGGTAAATTATCCACTTTGAAATAAAATGCCCGGAAACGGTCTAAAAATGGCTCAATAGAAAAAGGGGTTGCAACGCCTTGTTACAACCCCCGGTTTATTACTTTTCTATGGTTATGAACTCAACCCCTAATATTTTTGTTGCGGGGTTTTTGCTAACTACATCAATTTGCCGATTTTTGATTTTATTTGTTTTCCATAAAAAACCTAACCAACGTTTATATTGCACCGTTTCCGCTATCAACAGACTATCCCGGTTTATATGCGTCCCGGTAAATACCCCGGCGGGCGTTGTGCATCCGTGCAACTCAAAATACGGTTCCACAACATCAATACAACGTAATACGGTCGTAACCGTGTCGCCGGGCAAATATACAATACTATCCCGGACCTTCGCCCGTAATTCGTTTATCGTTTCCATTTGCGCCGTCGTTACCCTTTGCAAATCCCGGTTCTTTGTCTGCAACGATTTGATTAACGCCGCATCGTCCGCCCGGTACTTTTTATATTCGGATAATTTTAACTCCAAATTCCCAACCTTTGCGGCGTTCAAACTATCCTTTGTTTGATAGGTTCGGACGTCCTGCAACAACGTTTCGGTATTGCTCCGGTATTTATCCCGTTCGGCGGTCAAACTCTTAATACGGCTTTGTTGTACCCAAAAGGCGACGGCAACCGCCATAATGATTGCCGCCAATATTAGATATTTTTTCATGTGTTTGCCGTGTATATGATTAACGAACTATTGGGCGTTTTGCTCAATGTTAAAACATAATGTCCGCCCGCCATTTCAACCGTACTATTTATTTCGTCCTCGTTAATCCCCAATTGTGCAAAGGAAATTACGACGCCCGAAATATATACTTTTGGTATGTTGTGCAACGGGTCGGCGTTTACGGCGTCAATAAATGCGTCTATTTCCGCCTGTGGGTTCGTTACGTTTTTCGTATTTTCTTGGTTGTCCTCAACCGTAACCGTAAAAACGTCCTCGCAATCTGCAATAATAGCGGATAACAACGGGGCAATACTAATTCCCGCTTGGTTCCCTTGATTGGCAACCAATTGTTCCAAATACTCCTTTTTGTCTTTCTTTGTCATAATGGTACAAAATTAAATGTTACTATATTCAATTGCCGCATTAAAACACGGGCATTCTTTAATGAACTCCCACGGCTCAATAATGCCGTCGCCGTTCAAATCCGGGGAATAATCCCTATGTCCCTTAATCGTTGCGTCCGGGAACATAACGACTAACCGCATAAGCAACCATAATAACGCCTCTTTTTGTTCCGGCGTGCGTGTGTCGGCGGCTTTGCCGTTGGCATCCAATCCCCCAACGTAACAAATGCCAATAGACCGGGAATTTTGCCCGGAAACGTGCGCCCCAATCTCGGAAAGATAACGCCCCGTTTCAATTGTCCCGTCCGGCAATACAACAAAATGATAACCGCAAATTCGCCCGCTTTGGGGTTGCTTCTTAAATCCCCGTTCTTTGTGCCAACCGTCAATAACATCAACGTTGACTTTTGCGCCCGGCTTGGTTGCGGTGCAATGTACAATCAAATCCGTAATTGTCCGGGTCGTTTTTTGCCCCTCCAAATACTTTAAAATCTCTGTTTGGTTCATTGTTCGCCCTCCTTTTCTTTATCGTTAATAATATCGCTATCGTGTTCCCGTTGGTATCTCTCAATTATCGGTTGCCAATATCCCGGCAATACCCGTGTAAATTCCAACCGGATAACGTGGTAAATAATACGCAACGCAACCTTTGTGGGATATGCTTTAATAAGGTTGCGGAATGCGTTTTGCAAATACACATACATAAAAACATAAGTAAGCGATTTAATTATTACTTTGGCGGCTTCATTATCGCCACATTGCAGCATTACCGAATAAATAACGTGTATAATGGTAACGTACAAAAGCAATTCCGCCAATGCGTTTTTAAACTTACTGAAACGAAAGTTTTTGCAATGCCTTACGCCTACCCCATCCGCCCGCATACCCGCCCAAATATTGAAAGCAAACATTATAATCAATGCGTACATAAACCCCGCCGTTGGCGTTAAATAGGCTAGAACCGGGCTTGACGACGTGACGAATATCATACGCCATTGTTCCCAGTTAAACATCTTTTCCATTTTTATGAATTTAATGCGTTATACATCATTATTCCTAATTTGTTAAAACTATCTGTTGTGTAATGATAAGCATCATACAATTTTAAGGCATTAGTATCAACAACGGTTACATTGCTATCAGAATTTGCGATATTTTCAAATGCTTGATTTACTTCCGCAATATAATCTCCGTATGAACTTTCCTTTAACTTTCCTATTGCAATTTTTATACTTTCCGACGTATCTATTTTTAATTGCGAAATAAGTTCTTCCATATTTTGTTGATATGCTATTGCCGCTTCTTGGTGTTCTGCATCCGTTTCACCTTGAAGCCAAACAAATTTCCAATTAATTGTTTTACCGTCGTTTATTTTTTTTACCGTATCTATCATTGTTTTTAATAAAGGATACATAGATTTATTTTCTCCTATTTTCCAACAATACGAATAATTTGATAACGGATATAATGGGATTCCACCAATAGCCCTTTTTAATATTATTGCATTTGTATTTCTAAATTCTAATTCTCCCGCAATTGATAATTCAACGCCAAATCTGTCTTTTAATGTTGACGTTGGACTATATATATTTTCAATATTGTCTATTCTATTCTGCCATAAATACGGTATTGTATATCTTCTTTTATAGGCTGCTTCCAATTGGTCAATATATCCCCTACCATCAGCGTTGCTTTGTCCGGCTATTATATACACGTCAATACTACTATAATCAACAACTTTTATACTATCGTTTATTTGCTGCTGCACTTCTTCTTCTATCAAAGAGTAATTAAACGTATTTTCAAGATGAACTACATATATTTTCGCAATTGGATTATCAGAATAAACCCCCAAATAATTTAATCCGATATATGCAACATTATCATCTTGTATAACGTATGTTTTGCTACCATCACTATCTGTAACAAATTCACTGCTATTTATTCTATTTTTCACAATGTTGCCGTTATTATCAAAAAGCATTGCGGCGTATGAAGCAAAATTCCAATCTTTTGTTTTAATGGTTTCCCCTTTTTTAATTACTATTTTATTAGTGCAACTAAAATCCGGTCTAGCTATTGGTTCTTTATTTGGCGACATCCACAAATAATTATCTTTTACTTTAAAAGATATTTGTTTTTCTTTATCAAACAACCCTTTTACTGTGTCAGTGCTAATATTATTTATTTGATTTTGTAAATCTTCTATTCTTTTTAATACTTCGCCGTTTACTTCAATGCTTATTTTCCCACTTTTGTAGCTTCTTACCCTAATTCTCAAATAAACGTCTTGGGTCGGTTTTATTTCAACGTTTTCTTCAACAAATGTATTCTTTGAAATATATGTATCAATTATACTTTCTTGACTTTGCAAATTTGTTCCTACTATTTGATAATATGGATTAACCCCACTTGAATCCAATGTTAAATTCCCGCTTATTTTCAAAAGATATTCTACATTTGCTAACAAAGGTAATTTTACATCAGCCCAAATATAATTTGACAAATTAGGCGTTATCCCATCACTATTGATAATAACCCCTTGTGTACTAATCTTTACATTTACAAGTTCTTTTTTTATTTGTAATAAATTATCTCCTGTAGCAATACCAGTTGCTTTTTTTTGCCAACTCCCATTTTTGTTTGAAAATATGGCTACTTCGTCTTTTATACTAACACCACCGAAATTTGAATAAATTCCGTTTTCTGTTGCTATATAAAAAATGTTTTGGTCGGGCATCCCCGGTGTGGTGTCCGGCGTGGCAATCCCAGCAAACGTTGCATTTGCCCCAATTTGACTAATTAACGTTGTCAACGTGTTTTGCAGCACTTGACCCGTAATTTCTTGGTTCCCGTTCGTCTTAATAACGGACGAAACGGCGGCTTTCAATTCTTCGTAATTTCCCATACTGATAAAAATTTAAACTACATCATTGTTATTAAAGTCATTATTAAAGTCTTTATTGTAATCGCTCCCGGTCGTTGGAATAACGCCCCGTCCGATTTTCTTAACCACGGTTGCGCATTCAAATTCACATTCAACCGACGCCAAATTGCCCTGCGTTTGCCATTTAGGGGTAATCAAAAACGTATCGCAATCGTATTTCCTGCCTTGACTATATACCGTAACAAAATCACTCATGCGAATTAATCGCATTACGTCGCAAAGGTATTCAGGGGCTAAAAAGATAAACCGGAACGTCTTTTCAGATATTTGTTTTTCCGGGAAAAAATACCCGTCCCGTTCTTCGCCCTCTTCCTCAAACTTATATTCCGGTTTTCCTAACTCGGCACACACGTAAACCCGGTTTTTGAATTGGACGCCCTCGTAAACGATTTGTCCGCCGTCAACCTCCATATTGGCGGCGTCGCTCCATTCAATGCACAAATAACCATCCATTCCCCCGGAAATCCATGTAAATACGTCCGAATAAAATGTTTGTGCGCCGTCATTTATAGCAATCATATATCGACCCTCCGATAAATCCAAAGATAACGGCAACAATCCGGGATAAACAATAACATCATAACCGTAATTAGCAAACCGGACAATCTGCAATCCGGTTTCTTTCATCATCGTTGTTATATCTGCCAATATACGGGTTAATTTATAATCATAAATCCGCACCCATGCAATCGAATTGGCACGGGTCGGACGTATGATTTGAAACGGCAATAACTTGTTTATAGGCGTGAACAACGGGTAAACGTCGCCATACGCATACGATTTTTTATAGTCTTGATATTGCGGACTTTCATAAAACGGCAATACAGACAAATTGTTATTCGGTGTCATACTTCAAAGTTGTTTTAATTGAACGACTGCACAAATTTACGCTTAATTTATCAACTTGACCGTTACCGATATAAGTTTTTATTAGCTGCATCGGGTTTGGGTCATCGTTTGCCGGGAAACTAAACGTTTGTTTCTTCTTTCTCTCAATGCCACGGGCGTAAACCTCGGAACCGTTTATTGATACACGACGGGCGGGTAAATCATATAACCAATACTGAGATTGCAGATTAATAAACGCCAAATATCCGTTTTGCAAAAAGTATTCAATCCCGTTGACGGTTTGACGTGTAAACGGTAATATCCATTGCGACCCGGACGTTGGCGGAACGGCGGCAAACAAGGCGAACCCGTCCGAACTCATGTTGCCGGGGTTTAACAACATCAAATCAATATCCGACGTGAAATTAGATACGTTTACGTCCTCAACCTTTCCGGGCGTTACATACTTGCTAATTACCTGTATCGGCAAACCCTCAAACGCCGCCGTAACGTCGTCCATCCACTTAAATTGGTAACGTTCCGGCAAATCGACCTTATCAAACGAATATTCCGACGTGTTGAACGCCCACGGTTTCCCGTTTCGCAAATTCAATTCCTTTGTCAAATCGTGGCTTAACACAACCCCGCCGGAATAGGAACCGCCATTGCGGAAATATTGGATATGCTCAATTTTAAATTTGCCGTCCTCAATAAACCAATAGCATTTGAAACAATCCCGTAACATATTGGTAAATTGTTGTAAGGTCGTCGGGGCTTTTTGTGCGGGTTGCTGATATTCGCCGTTTATAATGTTTGTTTTCTGCGATACAAGCAAACGGAAATTCAACCCGGATATTGGATTATATGAACCGTATAAAAATTGGCTGTATTTCGCCGTGGCTGCGTGCGTAATTCCGGGCGCAATCTGATTAAGCAAAACAGATATACACGACGCAACCGGGAACGCATCCCGCAAAGTATATTCTTTCCTTGCTTTTTCCTCTAATAACCAATCCATCAAATAAAACCCAAACCACAACGACGCATAACGCCACGTTGACCGGGCGATTGGATAAAACGTTTGTCCGTATATGGAATAAGGGGGCGCAAAATACTTTCCGTTGTCCGCTAATCCCCACTCGGTCGGGGTATCTGAAAAGTTGTTTGAAATAAACGCCACGTCGATTGCGTAACCAATCGCACGCCTATAATTACGGTTATTATCAACTATATCATCGGCGGGCAATGGATATGTATTAAGGTCGCCGATTTTCTCCACATCGCACAAATACCGGGCATATATATTGTAACTTTTCATATCGGCGTGCATTGTCCCGGTTGCCCCGGAACCCTCAACGGCGGTTAAATCAAACTCCAACGTATCAAACGGGGACGTTGTGGCTTTTGAATAACGAAACATTGCCACGTCGTCCGATTGTCGGCGTATCTCAACTAATGCAATTCCAAACGGTAAACCGCCGTTTATTCGTTGTTGTGAAATATAGATATAATAATTAACGTTTAATTCCGGGTATAATTTCCCCTCGAATGTGTCCGCACTTGAACCCGTCGCCATTCGTCCCGTATAAAGCCCGGATATTACCGCCGGGGAACCGTTGGACGTAATTTGTATTTCTTTCAATATATTGCACAAAGCAAAATGATAGGTTTGTACTAATGCGTTTTGGTCGGTCGTGGCGTTTGCGTCTTGTTCCCAATTCGTACCGCCCAAAAAACAAGAAACAACGCTATCCCCCGGCACATATATTTGAATTAATGGACGCTTGTTTATCGTTATCCGTTGAATTGTCGGGGCTAACGTTATTAAATTATACTCCTTTTCCAACCCCGCCAACACGTCGTTATAATCGTCGATTGCGTCCGGTTGTACAACAACCTTTTTATCGTAATCGGTAAACGTGCAATCGGTTTTCATAAACTTGCCTTGAAAGTATTGGAACCATGTACGCCCGCCGTCGTCGCTCTTTTCAATGCAATACAAAAATTCCGTATCGAATGATTGGCGGTTAATGTAGTCGTAATCATCCCGGACAAAGGTAATTTTGCCGGATAACTTGGCACGATAAAACCGTTGGTTCGTTTCTAATTCGTACTCTTTTGCCAAATCGTCCTTATAAATCGGATGCACGGTTTGACCTTGTAAGACGTTCGGGGCGTCCAACGTCCCCAACTTCAACCATGCCGTCCCGTTGGCGTATTGCGCTTTGCTTACATTAAACCGGATATATGCGGCGTTGCTCGGTATATCAAATTCTGTATTAGCAGCGGTTGAGTTACTTTCCCAACCGCCCATATATTTTTT